GCTCCCTACAATTAGCTGACTAGATAGTCGACGCTAATCCATCTACGTTGAATGCTGAACGACGTAGAACGTTCTTCACTGTCAAAGCGATCCACAAGATCGTCCCGGCGAAGGACATCATGGAACCACTCCAAGAGTCCAGCCTCGCCATCAACACGGTAAACCTTACCGTGTGATACGAGAACTGGCACGCGCACATCCCATCGATGCAAAGTATCATTCCACGCTTGCGCGCGAATGGCCCTTTGTTGAATGGGTGTGAAGGTGGACCGGTGCAGGAAAGCATCGGCCTCTTTTGAAGTCGCACTTGCATAGGGGAGATCGATAAAGGGTTCCAATCCCTTATCAACATCCCGGACGACATGCCACATCCCGGCTCTATAAGCCCGGTTGCGGAAGTCGACAAGTGCTGCAATTTCAGCTGCATCATCACGTGAGCTTGGAAGCTCAGAGCGCATTCGTACGACAGACACATCTGTTCCGTCGAAGAATTCCGCCCCGCAAGATTCCCGGAACTTTCCGTTCCAAAAGGACTTGCGTCGGTTGACCTTCGCACCGAAATGCTCTAGCCAATCAATCACGTGATCGATCGCACCTACGGGGACAATGATGTCGTCCCCGTAAACGCTGACGAGCCCAGGAAGATTCCTGGACTGGAGTCGGCGGTGCTCGGCCTGCTCAATGCCTGCCACAGAGAGGATCAAGAAAATGATCGCTTCTAGTGGAAAGGTAAGAGCAGATCCCATCGATGCAAACTTCTGCAGGGGTATAACCCCGTGGAAGGGAACATCTGCCCGCGTACTACGAGTAGCCAAAACAAATTCCTGCAAATGCGGGAACGGCTCTAGCATCCGTAGTACAAGGAACCAATGAACACGGTCCGAAGCTTCCGAGAGGTCTAGCGTACCCATCCTACCATTGGTAGAAGAAGTAGCAGCCATCTGGCGGTTTCGTTCCTGATCTTGGAACCCGAGAACCTTACTTAAGGGTCCTCGTCCAATCAACTCATACAGCTCACGCTTGAGCCCCTGTTGTGCATACTGCATAACAGAAGGTTCAATAGCAATGATCCTTGGAGTAGATTGGGTTTTGGGCACAGAGACAACCCTTACAGGTTGTTCATCTGAAATGGGAACAGACATGGGCGAACTCGAGTAAATCGAGTTCGAGGTGTATCTCCAATACGGAAAGACCGATTCCAACCGGTCATGCCAAAAGGAGTAGTCGCGACGATCCAGTTGTGAGGATCTATCAGCGACTGCACCAGGACCATGCTTCGGGATGAGCTCCCAAGAAGCAATCTTTCGATCGCACTCTTGGAAAACTCGGCCGAATAGTCTTCTGGATATCCTAAGAAAGGTATCCATCCTCTCAGGGTCAATTCGACCCGGGAGACCCAGAAGACTTCTGTCCGTGGAAACAAAAGAGTCGAATGCGGCACGCTCCCTCTCGGGAGTGCACGCGCGTTCGATCTTGTGTGTGAGGTAGCAAAACTGCCTCACGGCCCAGATGCAAGAAGCATCCGGGTCTTCCAACAAAGCACCACTCTTTTCGTCGAAGATACGGCTGAGAAAACCTCGCAAGTAAGCGGGGAGTCCCCGGACGTGTTTCCAGGTTGGAGACACGTCTTGAGCTGGCCACATTCCTTGCTCGAGACCTCTTTCGAGAGCCTTACCGAGCTGTGGCAAGAGGATGGTTAAGTAGCCATCCCCTTCATCTTCATACCGGACCACGGTTGTTTTGTGGTCCAGAGTGATGTCGATCGAGCAGTGTTGTCCTATATCAAATAGGACAGAGAGGTGGAGTTGTAGTAGGCTTTTCATCTTGCCCCTTTCGAGGGTCGAGTCCAGCTACCGCAACTACAGATCTTACATCACACTGCAGCCTTATTCCTCCAACTAGTCGCGACCGTAAGGGCCGCGATAGAGAAGGAAATCAAGATGCTGATGGTGATAGTGCCGAAAATGAGTACGAGAGTACCCGTATCCGTCACTTTTCACCAGCCAGGATCTTGACAGTAAGAGCTGCGCTCGAGGTAGTCAGTGCAGTGCACAGACCAACCAGCTGGTCCTTGATTTCGGTGAGTGTGAACCCATCGATAGGACCACGAGACGAAATCGTGATGATCTGAGACTTTCGCGAGTTGACCGCCGTGACGGGGTCAGCTGCGATTTTGTTAGTCTTCAGAGAAATCACAGTGTTTCGAGTGGATGCGTTCGTCGTCTGCTGAACGCGCAACTGAGCGTTGCCGTCAGCGGACTGATAGTCAGAGCTGTTCTTATCCACCCCCACTCGGGGGAGCGAAATGGGAACAGCGTTGACTGTAACGGACTGAGGATCTGCGAGCATGGTAGCCCTCCAGGGTGTTGGAATTGGTTGTTGTTGGTTGCGTCAGAGTTTTGAGTCTTCGGACGTTCAAGACTTCTTACTTGAGCTTTGTGAGCCCAAGCGCGCCAAGGATGCCAAGCTGATGCCCCGTTAGGGCACTTTGCCCGCCAGCCTGGAACCCATAGGGATTTGCACGCAGCCGTCTTTTGTATGTGGTCGTAGCGAAATAACCGCCCCGGTTGGGGAAGTTGTTCCAAATACGTCCAGATACGTTGGGGCTGCTGGTCTGATGCCAGGAGAGGCCTGTTGTGTAAACAGTCTTCTCCATAGCATAGCCATAGTGCATGATCAGATTGTCGTTCGCGGCTAATTCGTTAGCCTTGATGGTATCTCCAATACGGAGATTCCAATCGACAAGCCAGGACCAAGGAGCTAATTCCCAGAGAGTGCGAGGTGTGAGCTTGGTGTTTACCAACACGTCAAGACGTGAAAGGTAAGACTCAGGATCAAACTTCAGCGGGTAAAAGAGCGAAAATTCGCCCTCAAACCATCTCTTGGAAGTCGAGGTTTTGACCAGATTATAGGAGGCAGTGCCTCCTGTAGTCGAAGTCGCAACCGTTGAACCCCAACCTTGATAGTTGGGGTCCACGAACCCCCTCCAGTTGCTAGTAAAGATCGAGATAGCGCGAGAAGCGTTAACTTGATCATGCCTAGACTGGGGGGGCAAGCTCAACCGCCGATGAACGCGTTTGCCCTGATGGGCAATAACAGACGTGGCCTCATAGAGGGCACGTCCGGCGTTCTGAAGGTCACGAATGAATGGAGCCCATCCAAAAGCGACGTTCAGATAATCGTCACCGTACTTCTTCAGATATGACTTCGAGTTACT